GTGTGTTAGATACAACTAACACTAAAAATATTGACTTCTTTTTTATTCCATTAATCTTTATGGAGACGTTTAATGCTCCAAGTATGATTATGGAAGTAGGTCCATACTCTGTGCAAATGCCAATTGATTATAGCATTTTAGTTATTGAAAGAGAACTAGGACAATGTGAAATGGTACCATTAACAAGTTTAAATGACAGAGGCTTTGAAGCATTAGTTATCAATCCACTGACATCAAAAATAGTTAATAGTCATGAGATTAAGATTGTTAATGTGTTCCAAGATGTTAGATGGTATATGCCAAAACTAAAACATGGACACTTATTAACAGTACCAGTTGAAAACAAGCGAGAACCACAATGCTTATTCTTTGCAAAAGATATAAATCAAATTCCAGATGTACTTGAAACAGGAAACATTCTATGACGAAACCTACTATAAATTTAAATCAAATGTTAACAGCAATAGATGTTGGTAACACTGATTTTTATAGTAACTTAGATAGCGAACTTAAAAAAGCATTCTCGCCTTATGTGAGTATGAGATTTACTTCAAACGTCAGATCAAATAAAACATCACAAGAGAATCATATTGAAAATGTTAATGAGTTTTGTAATAAACATTTTAGTACAGTACAGAAACACGGTGACGACAGTCTGCTATTTTGGAAACTGTTATGTTTATCAGGTTCAGGTAAAAAACAATTTCATCCGTGGTTAAAAGCACCAAAAGGTAAAAGAAAAAGAACTAAAGTTTTGGACTTTTTACATGACTGTTACCCAAACTACAAAAATGACGAAATAGAATTATTAAATTCAATATTAGATAAAAAAGAATTAAAGCAATTAGCAAAAGATTATGGAATGGACGACAAAGATATTAAGACATTAATAAAATGAGCTATGAATGTAAATTTTGCAAAAAAATATTTGGCAGTGAACGAACACTGTTAAGTCATCTTTGTGAACCAAAAAGAAGATGGAACAATAGAAATGAAAAAAACGTACAATTAGCTTTTAGGTGTTTTCAACATTTCTGGAGAGTTACGTCAACAAATATGAAAAGTGAAAAAACATATGATGACTTTATGACTAGTAAGTATTATCTTGCTTTTGTTAAATTTGCAAACTATATTATGGGTGTGTACATTGCTAACGTTGAAAACTATATTGAATGGTTATTAAAGCAAAGAACACGTATTGATAAATGGAGTAGTGATGAAGTATATGAAGCATATATTAAAGAATTTAATTTTAGAGAAAGTGTTGATAGAGCAGTTGAAAGAACAGTATTAGAACTCCAAAAATGGAGCCAAGATGCAAACAAACCATGGAACAGTTTTTTTGAGCAAGTTTCACAACCACGTGCTATACATATGATTAGATCAGGTAAAATATCACCGTGGATTTTATACAACAGTCAAAGTGGACTACAATGGCTTGAATCTTTAAATGATGAACAAATGATTATGATAAACGATTATATTAATCCAAGTGATTGGGGACAACGTTTTAGTAACAGTCCTGAAGATGTAAAGTTTGTGTTAGATTTAACAAAGACAGCAGAACTATAATGGAAGACATTGTAAAAACAGTAGCAAAAGCAATGACAATACAGCAGACTACAAACAAAGAACTTAAGAAACAATGGCGAGATTTAGATATGCAATTGCAGTTAACAGAAAAAGAATTATTCAAACAGAACCTAGATACAGTTACTGGTATTATATCTGAGTTTGAAAATTTTAAAGCAAGAATGTTTCAACTAGAAACATACGGTGGTTCTGCAAAAAACAGAATGGAAGAATACATTATTAAAAATGATGAAGCAATAGAAAAAATTAAAAAGAAAATAAATGAATAATATAGCTAAAACAGATATTGATATAGACACTAAGAATAGAAATGATATTCTTGATTTGATCAAGCACGTTCCAGCTAGTATCATTAATGACAAAGAAGTTAAGAAACACAACACAGGTGTATATGTTACTGATATACCTATCAATCCTTTTATAGGAGCATCTAACATTAACTACAAAGAAGCAGAAGACAGAGGCTACTTTAAACTAGATGTATTGAATGTTGGTGTTTATGAGAATGTAAAAAATGAAACACATCTTGTAGAGCTAGTAACAAAAGAGCCAGACTGGAGTTTGTTGGAACACAAAGAAATAGTAGAACAACTGTTTCATATACACAATCATTTTGACATTGTTAACACACTAAAGCCAAACTCGGTAGAACAGTTGGCATCAGTGTTGGCAATTATAAGACCAGCAAAGCGACATCTAGCCAAACAGAACTGGGATGATATAGGTGAAAACGTTTGGAAGAAGCCAACAGATGGCACATACTTCTTTAAAAAAAGCCATGCAATTGGTTATGCAATGGCTATTGTTTTACAGTTAAATTTGTTAACTGAACAGGTTAATTCTAAGTAAATACTAATATGCCACAAGTAAAAGATAGAAAAAAAATTGAGGATACTCTCTCCAAAGAGTATAGTGCAGGATTTGTTACTGATGTAGAAAGTGATACTTTTCCGCCAGGTATCAACGAAGAAATTGTAACTAGACTTTCAAAGATAAAAGATGAACCTGAATGGTTGCTAGATTATAGATTAAAATCATATAGACGTTGGTTGGAAATGAAACAACCAGATTGGTCAACACTTGACATTACTCCTATTGATTACCAATCAATCAGTTATTACTCTGCTCCTAAAAAACCACTAGACAGCTATGATGATGTTGATCCAGAGATTAAAAAAGATTTTGAAAAGCTAGGAATACCGTTGGCAGAAAGAGCCAAACTAGCAGGAGTGGCCGTTGATGCAGTATTTGATTCTGTTTCTGTAGCCACAACATATCACAAAGAACTATTAGAAAAAGGAATTATATTTTGTTCTTTTTCAGAAGCAGTAAAAGACTATCCTGATCTTGTTAAAAAATATTTAGGATCAGTTATTCCACGTTCAGACAATTATTTTGCCACACTTAATTCAGCAGTTTTTTCAGATGGTACATTTGTGTATATTCCAAAAAATACAAAATGTCCAATGGAGTTATCAACTTACTTTAGAATCAATGCCGCCAACACAGGACAGTTTGAAAGAACTTTGATTGTTGCAGATGAAGGTAGCAGTGTAAGTTATTTAGAAGGCTGTACAGCACCTATGCGTGATGAAAACCAGTTACACGCCGCTAACGTAGAACTAGTTGCTATGAAAGATGCAGAAATAAAATATTCAACAATACAAAATTGGTACCCAGGAGATCCAGTAACAGGCAAAGGTGGTATCTATAATTTTGTAACCAAACGAGGTTTGTGTAAAGGTGACAACTCTAGAATTACATGGACACAGTTTGAAACAGGCAGTCGTTTAACTTGGAAGTATCCAAGCTGTATTTTAAAAGGTGATAACTCAGTAGGAGAGTTTTATTCAGTAGCATTAACTAATGGACATCAGATGGCAGACACTGGTACAAAAATGATACATTTAGGAAAGAATACTAAAAGCACGATAATATCAAAAGGCATTTCAGCAGGTAAATCCACTAACACTTATAGAGGTTTAGTACAAGTTGCCAAACGTGCCACAGGTGCTAAAAACTTTACTGCTTGTGATTCATTAATGTTAGGCAGTGAATGTTCTGCTATAACTATTCCTTACATAGACAGTAAGACTAAAAAAAGTACTTGTAATCATGAAGCCACAACATCTAAAATAGATGAAGATCAATTATTTTATTTGAGACAACGAGGTTTAAATGAAGAAGACGCAACAAACTTGTTAGTGTCAGGATTTTGTAAAGAAGTGTTTCAAAAACTACCAATGGAATTTGCAGTTGAAGCCAATAAGTTATTAGAAGTTAGTATGGAAGGTTCTGTTGGATAATGGAAATAACAGACAAGTACAAAGAAACCATAAATTTAGAGAAAAGTTCAGAATTAAATTACAACCTAAAAGCAAACTCAACAGCTAGATTGTTCTTTCATGATCGTGTTGGAGTTGATGTAAAGATTAATATAAATCTAGATGAGAATGCGTCATGTGAAATATATGGTTTATTCCACAATGAAGGACGTAATCCAAAAGTAGTTACAACTGTAACACATCGTGGTAAGAAGTCAAAATGTGATCAAGATTTTAGATTTGTTAATAAAGACTGTGATAGTTCATTTGCAGGAAAGATAACCATTCCAAAAAATGTAACAGGTTGTGAAAGTCATATGTTGAATAAAAACTTATTGTTAGATGACGATTCTACTGCATTTTCAAAACCTGAATTAGATATTAAAAACGATGACACTATTTGTTCCCATGGTGCTACAACAGGTCCATTGGATCAAGAGCAAGTGTTTTATCTTCGAAGCAGAGGCATAGCAGAGCCTGAAGCTATTGCAATATTAATTGAAGCATTTTATCAAGATATTAAGAATAAGATGGAAATAGCACTTTAACGACTTATTTTAAGCGTCATACAGTGGGGTCAAAGCCACCACCTGGTGTGTTAGTACCCTTGCTTTTTAGTGCTTTTGTTTTCTAAGTAAGCTATTAGGATCATGACTCCAATTGACAACGGAGTTCCAATTATACACAACAGTAAACCCATACCTAGTGTCATTCTACTGGTTGTTTGATGATTACGTAGTCATCTATCTCTAACATAATTTTATGGCTTGTAGGTAAGTGTGTTGATTTTAGTTGTTCTGAATTATAAATTTTTATTACTTTTTTATTCTTTTGTTTATGTTTCATTCTAGACACTACTTCTTGGCCAACATAACAACCTTTAGTGTAATCAACTAAATTATCATCTACTTCACTTGGGTATAGTGTAGGTTGTTTTAAAAAGTTGCAGTCAATTTTGCCTTGACGAAGATTGTTTAGAAAGTATTTTTTATCAAACTGCTCTTTGTTTAGTTTTACATGATCAATTGTCACTTTAGATAGTCTTGCATAGTTGGTCAAATATGACAACAGATCATTTTGATCATTAGTACACAGTAACAAATAATATTCTTTATGATCAGTTATTTTTATTTGATGCTTTATCTTGCCTTGTGGCGTAAGAATAAAGCTCTCCATAGATTCACTAATTGTTTCTATGTTACTAGTAATCAGTCCTTGCAAAAATGCAGACTTTTCATCACCAGATATTTTAATCTCTATAGGATTGTGTTGTTCAATTTCCATTAGTTATTAGTCTTTTTTCAACAAGCTAATATTTCTACGAATTATTCTTTTTTTTAAAACATTGTTAAGACTAGTAGCAGGACCAAATATCATTTCTACATCTTTTGTATTAAATGTCTTTAACATTCGCTTAAATTGGTCAAATTCTCTGTTTAAAAATATATTAATTGGTATAGTTCTATTAGATTCCCACCACCATATATTACCAAAATCTAAGAAAGATTCTTTTTCAGCGGTAGTTTTCAAGGTTTCATATACGTATATTGACGTTACAAATTGATCTTGATTCTGTAATATACCCACGTATTCGTTATTTGCGTACTTTAAGCACGACAAAAATGGGAAATTCTCTTGTAATTCTGCGTAATCCATAAATATTAATATGTCCAGTTCTTATGTATTATATGTTTATAACAATACTTATACTTTGTCAACCTCATCGATGTTAAATAACAGTATGCCTTTGTATGATAAAAACATTATATTACATTCTGGAGTAGATAACAAGACAAATTTTGATTTTGTTACAGACAACAATGTACCACAAGATTTAACTAATCTAACTGTTTACTTTAATGTGACAGATATAGAAAATAAAGAAACTGTTGTTGCTAAAACAATGACAGTAAGTAACGCCACTAGAGGCAAAGCATACGTAGACATAACGTCAGCTGAACTATACAAGATAGCACCAGGGTTTTATAACTTTAATGCATACTTACAAAACTCTAGTCAAGTGCAAACACTAGCATACACAGACAGAGCTGGTGATATGCAAGGTGTGTTGGAAGTAAAAGATTCAGGTCTTCCATCAGCAAGACCAACACAGACATCAAGTAGCTTTACTAAAGTTGGATCATATTATTATTCTCCAAATTTAAACGGCAGTAGTGAAAGAAATTTAACAGCAAGGAATCACACTATAGCAGTTTACACAACAGGCTATACAGGAAACTTTGAAGTACAAGGTAATTTAGATATTACACCAAGTGCAAATAACGATGATTGGTTTACTATAGCAGTACAAGGACAAGGAACTAATGCTATTGCATTCAGTACTGAAACTGGAATTAATCCATTTTTCTTTGAAACATCTGCACCACATCTAAGAATAAGATATACATTATCAGCCGGAGCGGTTGACAAAGTACTTTTAAGAAACTAAAATCTTATTATGACTACATCAATAGTACAGGATAACCCGCAGGAAAAAAATTGTTTTATATTAGACTCTAACAACTTAGGGTATGAAACAACAATTCATAGAATATGTACTACTGAATACATAGATGCTGATGATTTTAAAAATAGAGCAAAATTAATATTAGAAAATGAAAAACACAAATCATTGCTATCTGGAAAAAATTGGAATCCTGGTGTTTGGGTAATTGCTAATAAATTTAAAGATCACGGAGAAGTTATTGAAAAACACCTAGCGTCTATGATTAGCAAACGATTAAACAATGTATATGATATTAACGTTTATCCATCAGGTAGTCTTAGTTTTAATTTTGTTAAATCAGTTAAACGAGGCCTAGCATGGGATCAAAATATAGAAGTACCAGAAGCAGATTTTACTTCTGTGTTTGCAACTATTTTAAGTATTCATCAAAAGTATCCTGAATATAAAGTTACTAGTAACTTTCAAAGCAACAGTGTGTTTAATCAAGGATTTTTAGATCTTGTAAAAGAACAATTAAATTACGTATCTTATAAAACATTTGGACCACTAGATGCAGATATTTTAATAACAGATAAAATTATAACACCAGAGTACAGTACACAGTTAATACAAGCAAAACCAAAAATTATTGTCCTTTGTAATGATCTAGGCTTTTCATTTGAAGATGCTAACAATCCACTAAACGACCCAATTTATAAATTGATAGAAAAAAATATTCAAGTAATACCTCCATTTATTTCTACAATTGGAAATTCACTAATAGCAGAAGGTATTGCATCTGCTAAACGTGAGCTTGAAGAGAGTTTTAAATTAACACAAAATCTTATTTCTCACTTTAATAGTTCTATTTGGGATTTTACTTTAAACAGTAGAATAAACTATTGTATGGTAGTAAGTGAAATATTCAATAGCATAGTAGATGACACAAACCAAACTAGATTTCAACTTTCACCACATGACGTTGGAACTATGAGTTATCTAGCATAATTCTTTTAGAAGCCAATTGACATTTGCAAAGAAATGTCTTATAATACATTAATGAACTTGCAATCTACAATTATGGCTCATGCCGTTAAGTTGAAAAAGACACCATCTGGCTGGCATACAATCAACTGTCCAATGTGTATTACACAAGGACATGGAAAAAATGATACAAGACATAGAGGTGGATTTAAGTTTAGCGATGTTGCAAGTTATCACTGTTTTAATTGTGGATATAAGGCTTCGTTTACTCCTGGTAGATTATTGGGTAAAAAGATGCAAAATCTTTTAGGAAGTATTGGTGTACCAGATCAAAAAATAAAAGAGCTTCAGTTTGAAGCAATGAGAATAAAAGATGAAGAGCCAGAAGTAGTTAAAAGATATCAAACTGTAACAGAATTTTCTGAAAAAAGATTACCACCAAATGCAAAGTTTATAGATGAAATTATACATGGATCATACAATCCACCGGCTGATGCAGTTTTTGTTTACAAATATCTAATGGATAGAGGACTAGATTTTTACAAGAAATTTTATTGGAGTTCTGATCCTTTTATGAAAATGAATAAAAGAGTAATTGTTCCTTTTTATGCTAAAGAAAAAGTTGTTGGTTATACTTCTAGAATAATCACAGAAGAAGAAAATGTACCAAAGTATTATAGTGATGTACAACCAGGGTATCTTTATAACTTTGATCAATTGCATAATGATAGAAAATATGTTATAATAACAGAAGGTGTGTTAGACGCATTAGGTATTAATGCTGTTAGCTCATTAGGTAACAAACTGACACAAGGACAAATAGACGTTATTAACTCAGCTGGTAAAACAGTTATTGTGTGCCCTGATAGAGACAAATCAGGCAGTTCATTAATTGACGTAGCTATTGAAAACAATTGGTATGTAAGTTTTCCAGAGTGGAAACCAACAATCAAAGACTGTGCAGATGCTGTAAAGTTGTATGGAAGATTACATACATTAGAAACAATAATAGAAAGTGCCACTAACAATATGGCAAAAATACAAATATTTAAAAAAATAGGAGTCATTGAATGAACAACGAAACGACAGTTAAAAACAAACGACAACAACAAAAACCACCACCACCGGCACCACTTCAGCCTGGTATGTTAATGTATGAATCAGGCATCATATATTTTAGTGATGGGTTTGATAGTCAAACAACTAAGCCAGTAATTAATACAATTATTGAAAAAAACTTATTACCTAACTCAGCAAGACCAAACGAGTTAACATTAATAATTAACTCACCGGGTGGACAAGTGCATTCAGCATTTGCATTAATCGATACAATGAAAGGATCAGCTATCCCTGTAAAAACAGTAGGACTTGGTATGATTGCATCATGTGGATTATTAACATTTATGAGTGGAACAAAAGGTCGTAGAGTTATAACACCAAATACAAGTATTCTATCACACCAATACAGTTGGGGATCAGGCGGTAAAGAACATGAGTTGTTTGCAAGAGTAAGAGAATTTGAATTAAGCACTAAACGAATGATTGAACATTACAAAAAGTGTACAGGTTTAAGTGAAAAGAAAGTTAGAGATATTTTACTGCCACCGGAAGATAGATGGTTAAGTGCCAAAGAAGCTGTAAAATATGGAATTGCAGATAAAATTGTATCAACATATTAGGAGAAGAGATTGAACGTACAGTTAGTTGATAAAATGGGTTCGGACCTAACGGTTGTAAATGCCGCTAGAGTTTCGTATGCAAAAACTAAAGATAAGTTTGAAGATAATGATGAAAAGTTAATTTCATTCCTAGCTAAACATGAACATTGGTCACCTTTTGCTCATGCTAGTTTACAATTTAGAATAAAGGCTCCTATTTTTGTAGCTAGACAGTTAGTAAAACATCAAGTTGGTTTAACTTGGAATGAAGTTAGTAGACGTTATGTTGATTATGAACCAGAGTTTTATTCACCCAAAACTTGGAGAGGCAGACCATTAAACTCTAAGCAAGGATCAGATGGAGAAGTACTAGTTGATAACAACAAATATGATAACATGATGTTGCAACTAAATGAATATTACGAACTTCTATTGAATCAAGGAGTAGCACCAGAAATGGCAAGAATGGTTTTACCACAATCAATGATGACAGAATGGTACTGGAGTGGAACTTTATATGCTTTTGCTAGAGTATGTAATTTAAGATGTGCCAGTGATACCCAAGCAGAAACAAGAACAATAGCAGATTTAATTGACAAGCTAACCCAAGAAAGTTTTCCAGTGAGTTGGAAATACTTGCGAAATGAAACAAAATAGAGTATAATAAAGATATGCCAACAGTTTATTCAGATGATTTACAAAAACTATTCTTAGAGTTTATGATAACAGATAAAGATCTGTTTGTTCGTGTTAGAAATATCATAAGTCCACAATACTTTAGTAAGAAATATTTTGAACCAGCAGAGCTACTAATAGAGTATGCTGAAGAATACAATGCACTACCAACACCAGATCAAGTTAAAGCAAAGACTGATTTAGATTTAAATTTGGTTCCTCATCTAGATGA